AAATTGATTGTTCCATTGTAATAACACATTTTTAGATATTTCAGGCAATAATGGGTGTGATTCCCAAAAATATCTGCAAAATGCCCATTCAAAATTATATTTATCTGCATAAAATTTACTATATTTTTTTTTTAAAATTGAAGATATTTTTTCTGGTAATAAGAAATGATTCTGAATTGGAAGTACATATGCTAATTGTGTAAATGGGTTCAAAGGAGCATTTTCATTATCTTTTATAAAATCGGTTTCAAAATGAGGTACATATTTAACCAAATCTTTGAATAAAGGTGGATACGAATAATCATATTTCCATAACCAATCTGGACATCCAGACGTATAATATTTGAAAACCCATTCTAACGCTTCCAAATAATTCAGACAAACTTTCTTTTTGAACGAGTCAGTAGATTCAGTTTTGAACAATGATTTGTAATATCTAGATTCCCAGTGACTATTTTCTGGAGAAATATATTTTTCTTGTGAACGGTACATAATAGGTGTATTTTGAAACATTTTTTCCTTTTCTTCAGTGGTAGTTTCAGCAAATTTGAAATGGTCAAATTTTCTCCGTGCATTATATTCATTTAATAAATATTTATGTTCATCTTTAGCTATATTTTCAAGCAGTTTACGAACATTATTCCAATTAATTTTACCACTCAAATTAACGATATAATTATTAGGAATTTTTCCAACAACACGACAATAAATATCTAGAAGGACATCAATACCATGTGTACGTATATTCATAGCTGGAAAATGTGGTAAAAAATCATTACCTAAGAAAAAACATAAGAAAACATAATCATAAACTCGTTGAATATTATTATCAACACATTGCATATTATTCAAAATACAATTAGTAAATAGCTTAATGTCTAAAAAATAAGGTATATCTTTATCTTTACTCACCTCTACAGGCAATGAATTTTTCAAAAATTCTGGTGCTTCTCTGAATATGTATATGTTTGATACTTTTGTTATATGATAAATAGACAACATAATAAGGTCAGAATCTAAACCATAAAGTGCTACATTGTCATCTGATAAATTATGCATACGTAAAAAATCAAAAAGTTTATGTTCGCCTTCCCCGGGTTCATTACTAGTAGAAACATTCACAACTTGTACACCATATTTTTTAGATACATGAGAAAATGTATATTCAATTTGATTTGATAAACTATTCATGAAACTTGTTCCAGGTGTAATGGCAGATGTATTCCACGAAACAATATCTTCATTATTATTTTCGAAATTAACTTCACTCATAAATTTTGTTTTATGTCTTCTAGTGCGTTGTTGTTCCATTTTTGCAAAGGGTGCAACACCATCAAATGCAATATAAATAGTTTTGGTAGGTTTTATGTAATGAATATATTTTTCAATGCATTCAATAACATTTTGAATAACGATATTTTCAAAATCTTTTTTATTAGTTTGATAATCTACCATACGTACAGCATCATATATTATTGAATTACAATCCATAAATAAGTGATGAATCTGGATTGAGTTTTCATTGAAATATTTCAATCCACGAATAATATTAGAATAATTTCTAATAATATGCGAGAAATAACTAGGTATGCCCATATTATACATAATAAATGTAGAATTATGTTTATACTGTTTATAAAATACACTTTTTGAAAGACAATTGTAATAGTAATTCAATAAATAAAAAACAAAGAAACAATATAATTATTATTTATATACATATATTTAGTTTCGGCATAAATATGTCGAATAATAATGCAATGAAAACATTTTTATTTAATAAGTTGAAATATATTCAAACAATATTGAAAAATACTATTATATCAATAAAACGTAACCAACAAAACCGTTTATTTAGTGATAACGATAAAAATTTATCTATTACAATATTGATAGAATTGTACCAAAAAACTGATGAAATTGAAATAGGTTTGAATTCAACAACAGACAAAGAACATATAGAACATATGATATCAAACCTACAAAAAGTTATAGATAAATTATCTGTAGTAATATGTGGTTTTGGAACTCAACACATAGAAGATATGTTATTCATATCGTTTGGAACAGAATTCAAAAATATGAAATTCACAGATGAAACAATGAAAGATAAATATGATTTGATAGTATCTTTTTTCAAACCAACTGGATATAAAATTCAATCATGGAAAACAAAAAAGTATCCAAAGATATCGCAAAATGCATATTGCATTGATAAAATAACAGAAGACACTATAGAGATTGAACAATACAATAACATAGAATGTTTAAACAATATAGATGAATCAGAAGATAGCGTGTTTCAGCATTTGAATTCAATTAAATGTATCATTCAAAATGATAAAATAAAAAAATCTATGATTATATCTGGTACTATTGATGATTTTCCTGTAAAATGTCTCACTGTAAATAAATATATTGTAACTAGATACAACAACCTGAAAGAAATCGCCAATAATTATGATGATTCTGACACAAAAGAAACGTTCATGAATGTATTGAAATCATTGAGTCTAAAAGAATTATTAATATATGGAGACAATGATATAATAAAAAATGTTATGTTAATATTGAAAGATGTAGAGTATGTTAAAAAAACTCATATAGATAGTGTAGTAAAGAAATTTTTAGAGTATCCAGTACTAACAAAGAGAAAATTTATACTGAACTTATTATCTTACAAAAACGATTCAGATATACAATACATATGCTACATATTATATGACCTAATAAATGTTGCTGGCATAGCAACCGACAATGAGACTGAAGGGGTAATTATTTATAATAGTTTTCCATGGTATATTAAAGAAAAATTCAAACAGGTTATCAAGCTGAATATTAAAAACAATCAGGAAAACAGTCAAAAATACGAATCTAATAAGTTAACATTAGAACAACAAATACATATGTTGAAAGTAGATTCCTCTATAAAAGATAAAGCAATAAGCAAACTAAATGAAATGAAAGGAAAGCCAGACGAAATGACAATGAAAACAAAACAATACTTAGAAGGATTAGTAAAAATACCATTTGCTACTTATTATGAAGAACCTATTATCAAAACAGTAAAAGATAATAATCAAAACTTTGTAAATTTGATATCAAATTACAGTAATATATTTAATAATATAAATATTGCAAATAAAAAACAGTATACAAATGTTGAAATTAAAAATTATATTAATATATTAGAAAATGACTGCATTGATAATTTCAAAAAAATATCTATCATGTATATGAATTCATGTACATTGAAAGAACTTAATAGCATATTGAATTATATATATATCAAAATAAAACACAGTACTTTAAATATAGATACTTTGAATAAAAAAACGAAGAGTTCAAAGTATGAATATATATGCAATTATATAAACAAATGCATAAATAATATTTATGATGTATCAGATGTATATAATGAAATGTTAATTATCAAACAAAAACCAAAAATAACACTGAATAAAGACATATGTACTATTAAATCGAATATTAGTATTATAAGTGACCAATTAGATTATATGTCAAATACATTAAATGAATCAATACATGGACACAATAATGCAAAAAACCAAATAATGAAAATAATTGGGCAATGGATGAATGGAGAAAGAGAAGGATATAGTTTTGGTTTCGAAGGTTCACCCGGTATAGGTAAAACATCACTAGCGAGCAAAGGACTTACACAATGTTTGAAAGATAAAGATGGCAATACTAGGCCTTTTACGTTTATTGCATTAGGTGGGTCAAGTAATGGTTCATTTTTAGAAGGTCATGGATATACATATATGAATTCTACCTGGGGTAAAATAGTTGATATATTAATTGATTCAAAATGTATGAATCCAATTATATATGTTGATGAATTAGATAAAGTAAGTAAAACGGAGCAAGGAAAAGAAATAATTGGTATATTAACTCACTTGATTGACCCAACACAAAATAAAAATTTTCAGGATAAATATTTTACAGGAATCAATATAGATGTGTCAAAAGTATTGTTTATATTTTCTTATAATGACGCAGAACAAATAGACAAAATATTATTAGACCGTATACATAGAATCAAATTCAAAAATTTATCATTAGAAGAGAAGATAGTAATAGTCAATAAATACATTTTACCCGAAATAAATAAAAAAATGGGTTTTGAAGAAGTCGTACATATTACAGATGAATGTATTCAATATATTATAGAATCATATACATTAGAGCCAGGTGTTCGAAAACTAAAAGAAATATTATTTGATTTGTATGGTGAAATTAATTTATTATTATTGAAAGAAGAGAACATTACATACAAAACTCCATTAGAAATTACAATAGAGGAGTTAGAAAAGAAATATTTGACAAAATATACAAAAATAAAACAAAAGATTATTCACTCAACACCAGAAATCGGAACAATAAACGGATTGTGGGCAAATTCATTAGGTTGTGGTGGAATAACTCCTATACAAACCCTTTTCTATCCATCATCATCATTTTTAGAATTACAATTAACTGGATTACAGGGAGATGTAATGAAAGAAAGTATGAATGTAGCAAAGAGTTTGGCATGGAATTTGACAAATGATAATACAAAACATCAATGGTTAGAGTACTTCAAAGAAACAAAATGTCAGGGTTTACATATACATTGTCCAGAAGGAGGTATTTCTAAGGACGGTCCATCAGCTGGGGCAGCTATTACTACTGCAATATACAGTCTATTAAATAAGAAAAAGATAAAAAATACAGTAGCTATTACAGGTGAAATAACGCTCAATGGAGATGTAACGGCAATAGGTGGTTTAGATATAAAAATTAGTCATGGTATAAAAGCTGGAGTAACAACATTTCTATATCCAAAAGATAATAATCGTGAACATCAACTATGGTACAATTCGAATAAAGATATTACAGAAAATATTCAGTTTATAGAAGTAGATAATATTCACCAAATTTTTGAACACGTATTTTTATAATATGTATAATGTATATAGAATATGTCAAATATAAATTATGCACTAATCAATGTATTTATACCTATTATTATCATCTCGTTTTTTCTTCTTGATTCAATCATATATAACAACATAAAAGGCATAGTATTTTTAGCAGGTTTATCATTTACAATAATGGCTACAATATTCATAGGTAATTCATTCAATATAAACACCACTGTTCCAAAAAATGAAATATGTAAAACATTTACTTTCGATGCTTTATCTAATTATACACGTTTACCTATTAATCCCAGCTTATTGATGTTTACAATGGTATATTTAGTTTACACAATGTTAAAAAACAACTTTGTATTGATTAACATGAATTTTTTGATAATCATGTCGTTAGTATTGATAACTGATAATCTGTGGTTATTGCAGAACGAATGCTATTCAACAAAACAAATTGTTATATCAAATGCCATTGGATTATTTGTATCATTACTATGGAGTTATGTAATACATAAATCTAATAACAAATCTATTATATATAATGTTGGTGTAGATAGTGCAAGTACCTGTGAAATACCTAAACGAAAAACATACAAATGTAAATATAAGAAATCATAAAAATGAACACCAAAAAGTAATAATTAGAGAGTGAGGTTTTCTAATCAATATATATTATCATCAGTTATAATATATACTTATTAAGTAAGAAACTATGGATTTAAATTTAGCTACCTTTATTTTCTTATTTCTACGTTTATCTCCCTTCATATTAATATGTTTTTTTACTCTTTCATCTATATTCAATAGTGATTTAAGAGGCATCGTATATTTATTCGGTCTATTATGGGCTGTTTTTATGAGTTTCATTATAGGTAATAATATTAATTTAGGAGGAATAGTCGGTGAAGATGACCGAAGTGCAGTATGTGATGTAGTATTTTTTGGAGGTGACGGAAAAATGGAACATATTCCAGTAAGTGAAACAATATTAGGATATACATTTTTTTACCTATTCACAACACTCATTTTGAAAGATAAAAATTTCATTAAAAAAACAGTAGATTTCAGTAATTTTCCAAACGTGCCATCATTAGGAGAATGTTTTGTTACGCCATGGCAAATGATAAATTTAGACTTTTTGAAATTCATACCTAACCTATTTATGAGTATTCCAAATTTGAAAGAAAACCTTCCTACTATATTGTTTTTCATTACATTGATTTTATTTGACATTTTTTGGAACACTAATCTATTTAGAAAATTAAAAGAAATGATGAAGCTTGATACTAAATATTGTTATACAGGTAAACAGTCATTCTTTGCATACTTTATTGGCATTTTAATTGGAATTATATGGTCCAATATAATATTTGCAACAAATTCCCCTGGTCTGCAATACTTTCCTGAATATAAAAATAATGAAGTATGTAAAAAAGTATCTCCCAAAAAATATAAGTGTTCAGTTTATAAAAACGGAGAACTTGTAAAAACTCTCAGCTAAATTACATAATAATTCAAAATTAGTTGAAATATTATGCATCAAAATGGTGGATATTATGTGTGAACCATTCACGCAATTCTTTAGATACACGCATAGTATACATATCATTTGATAACATATGGACTGATTTGTGCTTGTCTTCAAAATATCTGAAAAAAACCGTAATTATTTCTCGTAGTTTTCCTTTTGGATATTTTTGGTTCAAATCATTATAAGAATACTCTGGTTTTCCAGTCCGTTTGTTTACATCATTATGAAAAATGTAAAGCATTTGTTTTAAATCCTCTTTTGTTTGTATTTTACTCATATCCACTTTATTCAGATACTGAACTGCATGTGTTGTACATGATGGACATGGTAAATTACTGCAAACTTTCCTGACAACTCTAATTAAATCATCTCTAATAATATTGAAACTACTTTCTTTTACCTTTTCTGCCATAGTATGAAACAAATACCATATAGCTGGTCCCCATAACAATTTAGGACCTTCTTTATTTTGTACAGGAATTATTTGTTGTTTCTGTATAATCTCTTTCGGAAGAGGAAGTGCTTGTATGGTTGTTATAAAATTTATTTTTTGAGTACTAGTTTTGTTATTGTTTGCTCGATTATTTGTAAATAACATTATAATATATAATACAAAAATATAAACAAATAAATATCATAATTTATTATAAAATGGATAATACTAAAAATATACTAGTACAAAATATTAAAGAGTGGGTAAAGCTCGATAATGAAATCAGAAGCCTCAAAAAAGAAGAAAACATACGAAAAAATGAAAAAAAGAAATTGAATGAAAATATAATGAGCATCATGAAAGAAAACGAGATTGATTGTATTGATATCAAAGATGGACAAATATGTTATAATCAAAAAAGTGTAAAAAAGCCTATTACAAAAAAATATCTACTAGAAATACTGTCTAAATATTTCAACGGAGATAGCGAAAAAGCCGACCATGCCAATGATTTTATTTTGAATAACAGAGAAGAGGTAATAAAAGAAAGTATAGTTCGTAAAATTAATAAATAATTATACTAAACCTAAAGAAGGAATCGTATATTTATCGTTCTGTAAAATATATTTTGCAATTATTTTTGGATTCACGACATTATTCATAACATCTTCTGTATCATATACATTACCATGTTGGTCTAAATAATATACAATACCCATTACTTCTCTTGCAATAACTTCGACAGCTTTTGTTTTTTCTATGTTTTCATTATTTGTTTCAAAGAGACCATGAGGACGAGCCTTTTCATGGGTACCGCAAAACTCACACTCGTCTTTTCTTCTGCGAGTGCATTGTTCACCATTTGCACGTTTAGCGGTGCAACGATTTGATGTAGGAATAGCATTTTTTATACGTTTTCTTTTTATAAAATCTTCTTTTGATAAACACAACCTATCATAATCATATACAAATTCTAGTAATTCATTTTGCAAATTACTATCAAATTCCATTGATTTTATTTTTTCACAAACATTTTGCTTGAAATCAGT